ATGAAGATCGAAGCTGATGAATGCCGGGCAGCGCTGACACTGATCAGACGCACGATCGAGGAGCACTGCCCGCCTGGTGTTTTGCCCAGCGAGGAGATGGTCAATGGGCTCTACAGTCCAGAGCTGATGGGCGAGGCCGAAGCCATCGCTGCCGCCATAGTAGCGACTGTCGCGAAACTCGAGGTTCAGCGTCGTTGAAGCCGCCGGCGCAGAGCATCAAGGAGTAGCCGACTGCGAGGACCTGTGGCGTTTGCCGACTGAGGCGCGGAAGAGTTCGCGGCTTGCTGTTGCTTCACTGCGATATCTAAGAGGATCGCGAGAAGCAGCAAACGAGCCGGAGCACGCGGGAGGCGGTCTGTCATGTCCGGGACAACGCGCCGAAGTAAGAAGTTCACGCTGTCCCCTCGGAGTAACCCCTAAGCGTTCCAGCCAATTACCTTGGTTTCATCAGGTGAGGCCAGCAATCCGATGCCCAACAGCATGTCGCTCAGGTCAATGTCGCATTGACAGATATGAGCCTGTGGGTCGCGAAGGCAGAGACGCAGTTGGGCTATGATTTCCGTCTTCAAAGCGTCCTTCTCAATGCCTTCAGGCAGCACCGCCTTGGGCACCAACGCTATGTCGCAATGCTCAGGACGATCGGGCTCTATCGGCGTCGCAAACAGCTCAACAGAATACATTCCCGTCGTGTCGATGCCTCTCACTTGTGCAACATCGAGCCAATAGGAGCCTCTGTAGTGGGTGGTGTCCTTGCCTCTACGAAGTTTCTTATCGGGTTTATCTGCTTGTTTTTGAGCTGTACTGGCAGCCGCGACTTTGCATCCGTAATTATGGACTTTCTCGAGGGTATCGAGAAGATCACATCTGCCACCCGACATGGTCTCAGCCTGTACACCATCATCGTAAGCTTCAGGTCGGAACTTCGCCAGCACAGAAGCCGGCGATACCACTCTCGGATCAGAAAGCTTTTGAACCGACCTCGGCACCAACGCACAAATGACGATTTCCTGGCATTCAACGGGGATTTGTGGCGGCATGCGGGGCGCCCAAAGCCTTAATTGCGTCCAGAACTTTGAAATCAGAAATGGTCTGCGACGGATATCGACACTTCACCTTAGTGAGCCGGTCGATATCGAGAACGGCAGCGGAGCCATGACTTATCGTCAGATACCTGCTCACTCGCGGTAGGTCCCAAGAGAAAACCACTGCGGTTCCGCTATGGGAAAATATTTGCGGCGCAGGCAGACTACGAGATTCAATTGCCGCCAGAACTCTCCATGCGTCATGCGCTGTGTCTAAGTCGACAGCTTCCTCGTCAAGATCGTCGTCCGTCGCGAAGAGTCGGATAGCACCGAAAAGGCCTATGTAGCGTTCTGACTGCATAGGAATCACAATCCCGGATGATACGCCTGATCCCTCTACCTCGAAGGCCCAAGCGGCATTTGCGGCGGAATTGCTTTTGCGGAAGATCAGATGTTGGCGGATGAAAGGAAGCGTCGATGCCGACGGCGTTTCATCCTCCTGTGGAAATCGAGCCGAGCCTGAAACGTAGAGTTTGTACCCATCCGCGAACATCAATCCAGGACCTTTATCGAGGGATCTGCGACAAATTTTGACGCCTCATTAAGCAGGATATCCCATATGGGTTTAAGCTCTCCTCCTTTAAAGACCACGTCGCTCGGCACCGTGTTGAAGTCACCGACGGCGTTAGCAGCAAATGTCTGCATTGCAGTCGGCGCGCTTTGAATCATCCCGGGGGTTAGCTCGAGACGAACGAATTGAAACGTTCCTACCGAATACCTCAGAAGCCTATTTATTTGGGTTTTATCTATCAATTTTGGCCGATTGACCTGTAGCGACACATCGGCGGCATCATCAAACGGAAACGGGTTTCCTGTCAGGCCGCTTATGGTTTTCGTAGCAGCAGCACCAGAAGGCTCGAGATTCATCAGATTGACAACACACGCCAGTCGGAGAGCCGGGATTTCAGGCCTACGAACACCATCTGCGTTGGCGGCTAAGAGGGCAGCTGGCTGTTCAACCAGTCCCGGTCCAAATTCCATCTCCACGGCTGACTGAACGAAATAGTCGACCCGTCCTGGCTGAATGGTCAACCGATACTGCAGTTGCTCAATTTGCGCCTCAGCAACTCCCAAAAAGGGGTTGTTCGGGCGCGGTACCTTGCTGGATTGGACCGATTCCGGTTCGGAACCGACGATGTCAGAGAACAATTGAGCAGGATTCAGATTTGTCGTGTCGGCTACGAACCACACAAACTGGAGGTTCAAAGCGCTCCATTCGGCCATCAGGTCCCCCCGGTTTTGAGGTTTCTGCACCATGTTTCGTCCATTGGCAAGTTTTTCAAGGCCTCGTCCGAGCGTGGGGCGATGTCATTTTCGTGAATTTTGATTGCCACGGAGGAAAGCCTGTCAGCCGATCTTCATATGAGGTGAGCAATTCGTAAACCTGCCTGGACAGCTCTGCTCTGAGGTCGAAGGCCCTAGAAAAAGAAAAGAACCCCACCGGCCGAAGCCGATGGGGAGACTGGAAATGGGTAGGAAGGTGCTAGGCGGCCGGCGGCGCCGGAAGCTTGGCAGTGTTTGCCGAAATCGCTGCGGTGTTGGCATCGATGATGTCGGCGACGGCGTTCAGCGCGTCCTGGCTGTCAGCGGCGGTGCCGGTTCCGATGCCGGCAGCTACGGCTGCTGCGACGGCGACGGTGTTTGCGGCGATGGCTGCGGTCTGCGCAGCGGCCGAGGCGTTCAGACGGTCCAAAGCAGTGGTCATTTCAAGGGTCCTTTCAAGGAGCCGATGCAAAAGCTCGTGGGAGTGAGCGAGCATTTGCTTCAATTCTCGGTTGGAGCTCATTTCGGTTCGCTCCGGTGATGGGGGGTTACTCAGGGGGGGAACGCTTACTGGCACAAATGTTGGAGATTTCAGGCGGCGCGCAGCACCTTCATGATGGCGTCCCACCAGTAGACGATGAAACCGACGGCCGCGCCGCCGATCGCGGTGCCGGCGATGCCGGCGACGAACAAGGCACCGACTCCGCGCTGCTTCCATTCCTTCACCTCATCGGTGATTTTCTTGCTGTCAGCGACGTCGGTCTTCATCGTCTCGACGTTGGTCTTTAGCTCGCCGACCTCAGCGACGAGGTCATCGACGCGCTTGTGGACGGCTGCGCGATGCAGATCAGCCCGCCGGTTGCTTTCGACTGACCTCTCTTCCGACGCCTGAAAATCGCGGCGGATGCCGGCTACTTCGGCGCGCAGGCTGCCGATCGCCTCCGATATCTCGTCGAGTTTCGACGTCATTTCACAAGCCCCTTGATGGTGATGGCTTTGGCGTGGTTGAGAGCGACGACACTCACGGTCGCCACCCGCAGAGCTGTTGGCCCTTACGGTCGTGGGCCAGGATCGCGGCCACCGATGCATCCGAGAGCATGGCGACTTCGGCTTTCGTCGGCCGGATCGGATGCTCGACCTTGCAGAAGCTGCCGCCCGTAGTGGTGCAGCCGGCTCCGAGCGCGAGCACTGCCGCCAGCGTCAGGATTTTGACCATTCGCCCAATTCCTTCCGGTTGTCGGCCGGCGCGCTGCCAGCCACGGCATCGTCGATCTTCTGACCTTCAACAGTCGCGGCGGCATCGTTCGCCGCCTGCTTGTTGCGCTCAGTGGCAACGCCGGTGGCGCGGCCATGAAACCAGGCGCCGGCCGCGCCGATGATCCCGGCGACAATGGCGAGGATGGTCGGATTGGTGAGTAGAAAGGTGAGGATCGCGGTCATCAGCACGATCTCCAGACGCCGTCAGTCAACCAGCCGTGCCAATGCCCGATGTGGTGCACGGACGGCATGAGCGTCGGCGCTTCCTTTGATCCATTCCAATGCCACGACGGCGACTGCGCCGGCTTCTCGCCCGCCTTGACGCGGACTGCGCCGGCCGCGCCACAGCCGCAAGGACAGGAATAGTACCAGTATTCGGAGCCGTCGCCGGTCGGCCGCTCGTCCTGCGACATCACCAGGAGCGCGCCAGGAACACGCGTCCTCATGTTCTCGTCGAAGAAAGCCGCCTCGCTCTCGGCGAACGTCGCCGCGACCGGCTCTGTCTTGACTTCGCTCATCTCACGACCCCTTGCAGTCGGGATCGCGGCGGCGGCGGGCGTACTCGGTAAGGACACCGGACGCCAGCAGATAGATGGGCACATACTGCGTCGGCACATAGGCCTGAAAGACGCTCGGATCGAGAGCGCAGAACGCCCCGACGACGAGGCCGCCGAACATCTGCACGCGAGCGACCAGGATGGTCTCGGAGTTGAGGAAAAAGCTTTTGATCTTTTCCAGCATGGCGAAGTCCTTTCAGAAGAACGAGTGAATCCAGGCGGCCAGTTCATGCCAGCGCATCGCGATGGCGGTACCGATGACGGCGAGAAGGCCGACCGCGACGGTAGGTTTGCTACTGCTCGGCGTCGGCTCGGGAACGGTAGGCGCGGGCAGGTTCAATGGCGCGGGCGCGGCAGGCACGAGCACGGTCTGCTCCGTGACTGTGTCGCCGTGCTGGACGACGACCATGACGCTGGGCTTGTCCGGGAACAGCACGGGTGCTGCCACCGGTTGAGGAGCTGCAGGTGCCGGAGCGGGTTGTGCCGTCTGCACCGGCTCCGCAGTCTGCAAGGCTTCAAGGGCAGCGATGACGCGGTGCGTCAGGGCGATGCGATCGGCCTCGGCGTTAGCCGGTTTGCTCGATTTCGGGTTGCCGCGATTGACGCCGCGGCTGACTGCGGCCGTGTCGTTACGGTCGGCATAGACGTTGAGGTTGTTCTTCTGCCAATACCAAAGCGACGTCGCGAAGCCGACGGCACGGTCCGTGGCGACCAGATCAGGCGTCGCCTCGAGATCGATGTCAGGGCGGCCAAGGAGAGTGCGGACGAACGGCGTCGCCTCGCGATAGTCGGCCCGGCCGGTGAGCTGGATCGGGCCGCGCCCCTTGAACCGCTTGCCATCCCCCGGCTGCGTGTTGCCGAGATCCTCACGGCCTTCATAGGCAGCCCCGCTGGCATATTCCTCATAGGTCCGGAAATAGTTGCTCTCGACACCGCACTGGCCGATGAACTGGCCGAGCCGAAGCACGCTGCCGAGGACGTCTCCGGCTGTTGGGCAGGCCGCCAGGAACGGGCCGAGGTTTGCCGGATCGGCATGCGGGAAAAGTGGCGCGAGGTCGGCCGCGCTCGGATAGACGAGCATGGTCAGTCCTTTCCGCCCCGGGAGGGCAGGTTTTGGGATGAGGATCAGGGATTGCAGGACCCACGCCGGCTGGGTCCTCTAACGGTCAGAGCAAAGCAGCTGCCGTGAAGAAGGCGTCGATCTGGGCTGACGTGCAGCCAAGGGCTGCGAAGCCGGTTTCCATCATCGGCTCGCTGCGCAGGAAGCTCCCGCTGTATTCGAAAGCGTCCTGCACCTCGACCGGCTGCTGACCGATCCAGGTCGTGACCTGGTCGCGCAGACCGGCAACACTCAGCTGGAGATGGAATTGCCGGGCCGACACGCTATCGGGGACGCCAGGTGCCGGCGTCGGGGGAGCCGAGAACGCTCCGTTGACGTACTGCCCGCCGATATAAGCCGGTGCCTGGTAAGGCACCAGCGTGAAGCCTTCCAACTGAAAGTCGGCGTCGGCTTCGATGATGTTGACGACGTTGTTGCTGGCGTCGATGACGACAAACTTCATGGGTGTGATCCTTATTTGAACTCGAAGATGACGACGACGCCCGGAGCACCGGAGCCGCCAACGCCAGCGCTATATGAGCCGCCGCCGCCGCCCGCGCCGAATGCCTGTGCAGCGGCACCGGCATTGTGGCCGCCGGCAGTCTGTCCGCCTGCGCCGCCGCCGCCCCAAAAACCGGCGCCACCGGTTCCCCCATAGGAGTTGGTGGTCGCGTTGGTGCCAGAGCCGCCGTCGCCGCCGGCCAGGTTGAGAGTGCCCGTGCCGCTCGCCGCGCCACCGCGACCGCCGAGGGTTTGGGAGGCCGAGGCGCTGCCGCCGTTCGCCGTGAGAGAACCGAATGCAGAAGATCCACCGGCAGCGCCAGCGCCGCCGCCCGCTCCGATCGTAACGCTCTGGGCCGATACCGGGTTGAAAAAGTATAGCGTCGTGCCGCCTGCACCGCCGCCGCTTTCACTGCCGCTGCCTGTGCCGGTCGTACCGCCGGCACCACCGCCAGTCACAAAAACGATGGCCCGCGTTGCACCGGCGGTTGGGGAGTACGTGCCCGAGCTGGTGATGGCCTGGACGTTGATGAGGGTGCCCGCAGCCGCGACATCAACAAACGCGGTGGTGGCGATCTGCGTGCTGTTGGTGCCGGCAGCCGGGGTTGGCGCGGTTGGAACCCCGGTCATTGCCGGACTGGCCAGCGTCTTGTTGGAAAGCGTCTGAGCCGTGGTCTTGTCCACGGTGATCGTGGGGTCGATCGCGAACTGCGTGCCCACGAGGGTAAGGCCATTGCCCGCTGTATACGCTCCCACCCCTGCAGTCTGGGCAAAGGTGATCGGATTGGTGCCGATGACCGGGTTTTCGGTGCCGTTCTGCACAAAGGTCGTAGCGCCGAGCGTTGCTCCACCCGTCACGAAGGTCTGGTCGCCAAGGTCGATATCGGCGGCGAGATTGTAATAGGTCGCACGCGTCAGCACAAAAGGCGCGCCGGCGCTGCCGGTCGCCGAGACCGTGTAGATACCATTCTGGAACGTCGAGGCCTGGTTCTTGACCAGGATGACATCGTTCACGTTCGCGGCCACGCCATCGACCGTCAAAGCGCCGTTGGCAGAAGTCGTAAGCGTGGCACCGACGCCAGATGCTCCGTTCGCATAGGTGACAGTCGCAAGCGCGGCGGTCGTGGCTAGTCTGCAAGCCGGCAGCGTCGTGGTCGCGTAGATCGCTGCCTGGACATAGGCAGTCGTCGCCAGCTTTGTCGAGTTGTCGCCAGGCGTCTGCGTGACGGCGGTCGAGGCAGCAGCGAGAGTAATGGTCGGGTTTGTCGCGAACACGAGCGGTCCGCTTCCGGTCTCGTCGACCATGGTGGCTGCGAGTTGCGCACTCGTGCCTCCCGCCAGGAAAGCCGCCATGTTTGCGGCCAGACCGGAGATGTCGCTGATCGCCGGCTGCGCGAACGTCGGGTAGCCGCTCAAGTTGATGCCCGTGGCGAAATTGTGGGCAGGCGCGGCGGCCGAAAACACGCCGCCCAAGGCCACGGTCTGAGGCGTGGGAAGATCAGCTCCGACCAACACCCGGAACGCGGGCGCGCCGGCTCCCGCACCTGGCGTGGCGAGCACGAGGTTGGCCGCGTGCGATTGCAGCGAGATCCCGCTGTCCTGGACGCCTGTGCCGTTCGTGTTGGAAAACACGGCGATGTTGCCCACCAGGGCGCTCGACGGCCCAACGACATTGCCGTTAGAGATTGGCCCGATGGTTTGGCCGCCGATCTGGAAAAACAGACCGTAGATCGTCGACCAGAACATACCATCGACGGGCGATGCCGGAGTCTGCCCAGGAGGAATGGAAAAGCCGGCACCATTGGACGTCGAGGCAAAGGTGTTAAGCGGACCTTGCATCGAGTCGCCGGCCCGGTTGACGGGGGTGTAGCCGAGCGCGTTCTGCTTCTGGTTGAAAAGCAGGTTCCACTGGCCAGGCGTTAGCACCACGCCATAGCTAAACGTCACCATGAGACCTATCCGATTATGTGAGGTGCAGTTGCAGGCGGCTCAGGTGCCTCAATCAAACTCGAAGATGACGACGACACCGATACCGCCAGCACCGCCGGCACCGCCCCCGTCGCCACCGCCGCCGCCGCCGCCAAGAGAGCCGGGACCGCCGTTTACTTGGACGCCGGTCGAAGGCGTTGCGCCGCCGAAGCCGCCGCCGCTCCAGAAGGAGCCACCGCCGGCACCACCGTCGTGGCCCGAACCAGCCGAGCCGCCATTGCCCGCGATCAAAAGGGTTCCAGCCGTTCCAGTCCCTACCGACTGGCCGCCTGCTCCGTTTGAGTTGGTGCCGCTGGAAGAACCGCCGGCGCCACCCGTGGCAACGGCAAGGGCGCCGAAGGAAGTTGTTCCTCCAGAACCGCCGATGAGATCAGAACCGGATGACGCATTGGGGACCCCACCAGCGGCGATCGTGACGACCTGGGAGGACACCGGTCCGAAATAGACCGCCGTTCCGCCCGCGCTTCCGCCGCCGCCAGTGAAGCCGCCCGTGGTGGCGTTGCCGCCACCTGCGCCACCGCCGCCCGTGGCAAAGACGAGCATGCTCTTGGCACCGGCCGTCGGCACGTAGGTTCCACTGGCCGCGATGACGCGCATGGCCTTCATCGCACCAGGCAACACTGCGGCGAGCGCCGCGAGCGTGACCTCGCGATCCGCAGCGTCCGACAACACGTGCAGCGGAAAGCTGTCGCCCAAGGAAAGCGCTCCGGTCGGCGCCGGCAAGCTCGGGATGTTGAGGGAGAGAACCTGCTGATCGGTCGCCGAAAGACCGGCATTGGCAGCGACCGTCACGGCAGGGTTGAGCAGCCGAAACGACGTTGTGGCAAGGTTATATTCGAGGATGCCGGTGCCGCTCGCCGGCCATTGCTTGGCCGTCAGTGCAGTGCCGTCCATGTTGACGATGGGATGCGAGCCGAGCGCTTCGATGTTGCCAGTCATCGCGCCGTTATTGTCGAATGCGGCCTTCTGGATGAAGAAGACCTGACCGTCGACATAGGCGATCGGCGCCGGCAAGACATTTGCCGTGACGACGTTCGCCGAACCGGTATCGGCACCCACCATAATGGGAGAAGTCGCCGCGCCGATGTTGACCCAATTCGCCCCCCCGGTATCCGGGTCCGACGTGTTGTCGTCGGCGGTGCTCAGCCAGACGATGCCCGCCACAGCTCCGAGCAGGACAGCACCGAAGGGATAGCCGCCGATAGTCGTCGAGAAGCTCGGATCGTAGGGAACGAGACCGCCTGCGTTCTGCCACTGCGACCACTGCGTGATCTGCTTGAGAATGCCGTTCATGTCCTGGCCGAACGGCGGCACGCCGCCCGATCCCACCGGCAGGAAGTTGAGCGGCGGAAAGCCATCGGTCAGGGAGGCCGCGCCATTCACGATCCCGATCTGCGAGCCGAGCGGAATGGCGCGAATGTAGCTTGGGCTCGCCGTGGCCCCCCAGACTGCGGGGAACTTCGGCGGCAGTGCAGAAAGCTTCATGACGGGATCCTTAGATGATGACGACCGACGCGCTGACGCCTGTCGGCTTCGGCAAGACGCCGGAGTTTTGGACGATCGCGAGTTCGACGGGGGTGAGCTGGAACGCGAAGGTGTAAGTCATCGTCATCGTCGCGATGGACGAGCCCGCGTAGAACGATGCCTGGCTGAAACCGACGCAGTTCAGCGATTCCTGAAAGCCAAACCAGGTCCCGTGGGTGCCGCCTTCGGTGACGTAGGCGTTGCCCCTATTCGGGAAGAGGCTGAGCAGTATCTGGTTGATCGCTGGGATCGAACCGTTCGTGATGTTGGCGGCCGCCTTGGCGAAGATCAGCCGGCGAAACGCATCATCCGAGAGCGCGAAATTCGACGTCAGAGAAGCGCCGGAATAGAATGCGCCTTGCTCGAATGGGTCAGCTCCAGGGCTCGCCTCATCGAAGCCGAACCAATCTCCGGACGTGACCTGGAGAACGCGATTGACGCCGACGATGCGGCCCCAGACGTCGAGCCCGTAGCCCTGCGCTGTGTCGACATTCCAGATGCAGTCGAAGAACGCGTCGAAGTTGGCGGTTTGGTCGAGATACGAGAAAATGTTCCCGATCAGCTGGGTCAGCGTGGGCGCGTTCGCATACTGGCTGATGACCGTGCGCCAGACGTCGAACGGCGGGTAGTCGCCGACCGGGCTGACGCCGAGGGCGAACTGCCCAAAGCCGTTCGGGATCCCGGCCGGCGGCCTGGGATAGGGAGGTCCTGTATCGGCCATGATCAGCTCAGCGTGACGATGATGTCGTTGGGCGAGATGGTCGGCACCTGGTCGATATCGACGCTGATGTCGAAGCGATTGGGGATAGCCGCCGTCATGCTCTCGATCGACACATTCTTGTTGTTGGAGACGGTATAGGTGCCGGTGCCCCCGGTACCGCTGCCCAGCGCCGTGATCGTGGTGCCGACGGTCAGTGCGCCGGTTGAGTCGGAAATGACCTGACCCACGGCCAGCGCTCCCGATGCGACCGCCGATACAGTCAGCGTCGCTCCGACGATTGTCCCGGTGAAGACGGCCGACGGATTGTTGTTCGAGCCCACCTCGATCGAGATGATCTGCGCCCACGAGCCAAGCGCGGCCACAGGCGCGTAGAACCGGCTGGCGAATAGCGTGGTGCCGATCTTGGCGCGCGGGCCTCCGTCACCTCCAGCAAAGGCGCTGACGATGGCGTTCTGGATTTGCGTCGCGGCGTCGGCCGGCACCAGGTGCGAATTGACGATGTTGACCGCAAACAGGATCGCCAGCGGATTGGGGATTTGGAAGGAGACCCGATAGGAAGGGTACGGCGGCACATAGCCGGGGCTCTGGTCGTAGATCGTGACCGCCGTGTTGCCGTTATAGCCGCAGCCGGGGGCTTTTCGCGACCAGATCGCCTGCGCGATTTCGTCGGCATCGCCGCCGACCACGGCGACATAAAGCGAGTTGGGATAGACCGAGACGCCGCCAATGGTCTGCACATTGTTGCTGGCGTTCTCGGTCACGAACGCATCGATGACGTTCGACACCGCCAGGACCGCGCCAAGCACCGAAGGAAGCGAGCCCTGCGAGTTCAGCGCGACCGAGGCAGCGCGGCGCGCTTCAAAGGCCGCCCGGCTCTCGACGTTGTTGCCCAGCACGCCGTCATCCGGGTTGGTGATCGAGTCCCATCCGGGAATCGACCGGTAAATCTGGTCGAGGCTTCCGGCCGGGCATGGGATTGGGCCGACCACCAGGCATTCGAAGGGCAAGGTGACAGTGCCGTCGGCACCGATGACGCCGTCTTCCGTGCACAGATACTGGTTGCCATCCTCGGCCAGCGCCAGCGATCCGGACGGAATGGCGACGCCCGGCAAGCCATTGCAAAGGGCCTGGACGACGGTCGGCTGAGCCGGGTTGCGCTCGATAAAGTAGATGCGCGCGATCGCATCCTGCATGCGGCCGGTGGCGTAAGCCGGATCGACCTGGTTGGTGAAGAAGAGGAAGGTCGAATTGACCTCGTCGATCACCGCTGTTTCGCTGCTGGCCAGCTGCCCTTGCGGCGTGTTCAAGGCCGGGTTGAGCACGCCCCCGAACGCTTCGTTGATGTCATCCTGGACGCCCGCGAGCACTTCCGCGGCCGAGGGGATCAGGAAGCCGGTGTCGGTCCACTGCGGCGGGGGAACATTGGTGGTTTCGACCATGTGCTAGAAGCCCGCTGCGGTGATGTTGCCCGCCGCGTCCCTCACCTGCACTTGGCCGGTGATTTCGCGGTCGGTCCATGACTGGATGAATGTCTGCGCCGAGACGACGCCGGGGACCGTCAATGCGGCCTGGTTGAAATACGCCTTCATCAGCGAGACCGGCGGCGCCCTGCCGAGTATCTGATCGAAGTAGGGAATCCCCTGCGTCGTGTCGTAGTAGAGTTCCCCGAGGAACAGCCGGATCGCGCTCGCGGCGTCCTGCGCCAGCGAATAGGACGGCTCGGCGATCGCGATGTTGCCCGAGGCGTCGGCGGTCAAGTCCCAGGTGTCCGTGGTCAGAAGCATCGTCTGCATCAGGTTCCGGGCTCCGGTGGGCCTGACGTCCCGCCACCAGGCTGGACGCCGGTATGGAGGTGGTTGAGGAGGCTGATGTTGGCGCCCCCCGATCCTGCGATGACGTCTCCCGTCACTAGCAGTTGCGCCGTCGTGATCGTGATCGAGCCGGCCGCGAACTCGATGATCTGGCCGTTCTTGTCGAAAAGCTTGATGCCGGTCTCGGTGAACTGCACCGCCTGGTCCTGGTTGGCCGGGTTGACGATCGCACCCATGTAGATGCCGTCCGACATGTTGCCGCGCCGGAAGCTGCCCGGGTTCGACTGCTTGCCGGCGTTAGCTTTCAGCGCCGAGATGTCCCGGTCTGGGATCGTCATGTGGCCGATATCGCCGACCTTGGGGTCGTTGATGATGCCGTTCGTGCCGCCTTGGCTTCGCATTGTGGCGATGCCGTAGATGATGCCGTGGGGCGTCTGGTTGCCCTGCCCGTCGGTCTGATTGACCAGCGGCATAACATCGATCGTCGGCGGCGCGCCGACGCCACCGCCGTACACCGCCACAACCTTGACCGGAATGCCCGTGCGATGCTGTGCCAGCTCCTGCCGGATCAGGAAGCGCAGCCGGTTGATCTCGCTGGTGTCGTCCGATGTGGTCTGCTGACCGAAGAAACCTTGCCCGCTCATGCCGGCGCCGAGGCATCAACGGCGATGCATTCGAGCACCATGAACCATTTGCCGTGCGGCATCATCGACTCCAACTGATACTCGAGGCGGTTGACCTTCCACGTGCCGTTGGCGGGCGTCAGGTCGCTCTGAATTTGCACCTTGCCCTGATACTTCACGGCCGGGTTGTAGAGCGCACGGACCAGCACGAACGCCTGCTGGAAGAACGGGTAGCCGACCATGCCGGTGTCGGCCGAGATCAGGACGGTGTCGCTGTTGCGCGCCTTGCCGGGCGGCGTGATCACCATCGTTGCCCGATCGAAGCCGACGTCGAACCCGCCGTCGCGCGCGATCGCCAGCGCCTGCGTCCACGCGGTGCCGGGATAGTAGGGGTTGGCGAACTTGACCTTTACGCCGGCGTCCTCGAACGCCATGCCCATCTGCCCCGCGAGGCTTTTCATCATCTGGGAGGCGTCGCCCGAGCCTTTGATGCTGAGCGGCGGAATTGGCTTTGCGGCATGGAACACGCCGGGGAGCGAGCTGATCCGGAAGCACACGTCAGGCATTGCCTGCGCGTCGACATAGGCATAAACGATCGCCCCGGTCCAAACGACGTTCTGGCCGGTCTCATCGTCTCCGGCGAGCACCGAAATGCCGTTCTTGTACATCTGTAGATACTGTGAACCGACTGTGGATAGCTGGTTCATCACGGCGAGCGGCAGGCCCCAGATTGAAATCTCGGCTTGCCCCGAGCCCTGCCCTGCGTTGACGATGTTGCAGGCGACGCGCAAGCCGAACACCTCTGCGGTGTTGCCGCCGCCCTCAAACTGGCCGTTGGCCAGCTCGAACTCGACGGAAATTCGCTTCTGGCTGAACGCCATCCCGACCACCGCCCGTCATGAAAAGGTTACGCTTATGTCGAAAGTCCTTGCCGCCGCGACAGCCGCCCTCCTCGTCTTCACCGTCGCACCCGCGCTGGCGAAGCCAAACAAGGCCGCCCTCGAAAAGAGCTATCTCGATTTGAACGAGCAGTGCCGCGGCGGATCAGGCGACGATCCGGACACGATCAAGGCGTGCGATCAGCGCGAAGAGGTGTCGGCGCAGCTGCGCCAGCTCCACGTCTGCTTTGCCGGCGACCGTTTTCAGAAGTGCAAGAAATGATCAGCCGCGCGCCCACGCAAGGGGAGCTGAGAATGCAAGCGATACGGTTTATGCGGCTGCTGATCGAGGGGGCGATGCTTATCGCGGGATGCTACCTGTTCTACGAGGTGATGCACCTATTCCACGCCTTCGACCAAATGGGTGACGGGCTCCACCAGGTATGGCACGGCCTAAAGGGATCAGCCCTGCCCGGGCAGTAAGTCGGCCGGCGACAGGTAGGCCAAGCTGTAGCGCGTGCCGAGCCCGGTATAATACGGGTCGGTGTCGCCCTGGTTGTCGATGAAGATCAGGTCGCCGGAAAATCCGAGATAGAGCGACCGCACGATCCGGTTGATGTTCTGGCAGATCACCCCGCCGATCACGAGCACGTTGTCGACATAGACGTCGATGAACAGGCCCGTGCTCTTCTGGTAGAGGCTGATCTGCGAGACCTGGCCGTCCAGCGTCACCCCGACCGCCTGGTTGGGAACCGCCTGCAGGGGAATGATGACCATCAGAAGCCTCCGGCCGGCAGTCCCGACGATGTTTGGAATTTCGCCAGCTGAGCGCTGGTCGCCGGCGCGGTCTGCACCGTGCCGCCGTTGACCTGCGACGCGCCGCTCGGATCCTGCGTGTTCGACATGCCGGCGCTGACGGCCTGGCGAACTTCGATCAGCCAGATATCGACCGACAGAAGCCCCATGCCCTCGTTGGCGCGCCGGCTGTAGTCGTAGTGGGTGAAGTTGCAGGAGAGATAGACCGCCTCCGGCGTCACCACATCATAGAGGTTGGTGTCGCCGGCGACGGCTGCGATCGACGCCAGCATGGCGGCGCGATTTGCCGCCGATCCGCCGGCGGTGAAGCGCAGCCGCGCATCGTAGGGGATTTGGACCTTATCGTAGCTCTCGAATGCCCCGCGCTCGACGGGGAAGTCAGAGATCGACCATTGCTGGCGATACTGCACCTCGACGACGTTGTCGGCCACGATCACGGGAACGCCGCCGAAATAGATGCCCCATGGCTGCTGCGAAAAGGCGCCGGAAAGCAGCCCGATCGCGTCTTGCGTCAGAAGCTCCAGAATGCCGGCCATCACGCCAATCCATTGTTTGCCTGAGCGGTGAAGAGACGCCGGCTGAGCGCGTCGTTGATATCAGACGCGATGCCGTTTGCATCCGTCGCCTGACTATGAACCTCGACCTTGCCGATATGGGCCTCGACCGAGCTGGTCGACGTCGTGGCGTTATGTGTGCTGGAGATGTTGGAGAGCGCAGCACCCTTGGCTCCGGTGTTGATCCCCTTCATGCCCCGGTAGGTTTTGCCGGTGAAGTTGTCCATGCCGTTCCAGGAATTGTAGCCCTCGGCGCGTTCGTACATCGATGCGCCGGCGGCACCCTGCGCATCGGTCCTGGCATTGCGCAGCGCCCGGCCGGCCGCACTCTCGGGACCGTTCAGTTCCGAAAGCGAGAACTGCAACTGCGTGTCGAAGTCGTTCCAGTTCTTGCCACGTGCTTTGGCAAAGGCCATCAGGCGCGCCCTGCGAGGGCCAAGCCATTGCGCCATGCCAGTTGCGCCGATGCTGTTGACCGTACCAGGACCGCCGCCCGCCTCGACATTCATCCAGCGCGACACGAGACCGCGTGCGCCGGCATCCGACAGGCCGCCGGCCGTGAGCGTCTGGTAAGCCTGCGATTGCCGCTCGGGCGTCCACCAGCCCTTTGTGCCACGCGAGGCACTCTGAGGGCCGCCGACCGCATCGCCACCCGCGCCGCCAGCGGCTGGGGTGCCGAAGGCGTTGCGCGCGCCAGCGCTCAACATGCTGCCGATGCCGCTCACCAGGTTGCTCCAGAAGCCGCCACCGTCGGTTTTCTGGTCGGAGATCGTGACGGGGAGCGGGTTGCCCCTCGAAACGGGCTTGCCGTCGACCGTCGTTTCGGCACCGCGCCCATTATGGAAGCGCGATTGCGGACCGCTGCGATCGTAGTGTTTCATCTGGGAAATGGTGTCGATATCCCGATCGGTATAATAGACGCCGTTCCCTTTCCCCTGCGGGGTATCGCCAGAGAGCGTAAGCATGGCCAGGAAGGGCGACAGCTTGCCCATGAGCCCCATCAAGCCAGCGCCGGCAGCACCTTCCCCAGCGGCCGCCGCCGCGCCACCACCACCGCCGCCGAGCAGCGCCCCGCCTAGCGTGCGAATGTTGCCAAGCACGCTGAGGAACTTGGCGCCGGCCCACAAGCCGAACAGGATCTCGGTTGCCCTGATGACGCCGCCCAGCCCGTCGACCACGTCCTTCGCCCCGTTGGCAAATGTCTGCATGCCGGCGCCGACGGCGTTCCAGTCGATCTTTTCGAGGAAGTCGATGAATTTCTTCACCGCATCGACGATGCCGGTCTGGATCCAGTCCCGGTTCTTGTCGATCCATGCCGACATCTTGTTGGCGGCGTCGACCAGGACCGGGCCGAGCTTGTCATAGATCGCGTTGGCGAGCGCGATAATGTTCTGGAGGAGTTCGTTCCAGCTCGCCTGCAATTTCTGCGCGGAATCGATTGCCGCATTGCTGGGCGACAGGCTTTTCTGGAGCTTGTCGAGATAGACGTCGATGCCCGCGCCCATCTTGTACATGAGCTGTTCGGTGGCCGGGTCGAGGCCGAGCGCCTGCGCGACGTTGTGGGCCGCGCCTGCATCGATCTGGTGCAGCCGCTGCAATGCGGCGGCGACATCGGAGAGATATCGATCGAGCCCATGGTTGGGATCGATCCTCATGCCCGTCCAGGCTTGCAGCTGCGAGAACTCGCGCGGCAGCGCCTCGCCGTTCTTGTTGAGGTTGTAGAGTTGCTTGTTGACGCGCTCCAAGGTCGACGCGGTCGCATCGGCCGAGCCGCCGAAACGTTCGGCCGCATTCTCCCAGGCCGCGATCCGCTGCGGCGATTCACCCAAGCTCGACGCGAACCGGCCAAGCGAGGCGTCGGCGTTGGTGATCTTGCGCACGAAATCGCTCAGCGCCTGCGAGCCGGTGATGACGGCGAAGAGTTCGAGCACGCGCCTGGTGATCAGGTTGACCGTCTCGGCAGCCTTTTTCGAGCTGTCCTCGATTTCCTTGCCGCCCTTGCGGAACTCGTCGCGCGTCTTGAGCCAGGCTTCGGCCTGCTTCTTCTGACCCTTTTCGAAGTCCTTGGGATCGAGACCAAGCGTAACGATCAGGCTGTCAATGACCGTTGGCATTCTCGTCTCGCTTCCTCAGCAACATCATGTTGTGGGCGTCCACCATCGCCACCTCGAGGAGGTCGTGGACGTCCTCGATCGACAGCCATTCGTCGAGCTCTCTCAGGGACGTTTTGCCCTTTGAGAGAACCTGACCGATGGCTCGGGAGACGTTTCCGTATTCGGCGAGCCTGACTCCGGCGACGGCGAGTTCGAGATCGATTTCGACTTGCCGCCTTTGGTAAAAAAACCGACGTGAAGGTTGATCACCTCCTGCCGCAGCTGGATTAGCGTCGCGATCTCCTCGACATCGCCTTCGATCAGCGGACGCTGGATGGCGGGATTGCGAGCGTCGGGCTTGATGGTGACGCATTCCATCATCTCGTCGAGCAGCGGCTCGGCATCCTCGAAGGCGATCTTGGTGATCGCCTTGATGCCGACGATGGCGATGCCCTGCATACCCATGCCGGCGAAGTCGTCGGGAAGCTCGACGCCGGAGCGCGCCACGGCGAGCAGCGCGCGCATCGCCCATTTCTCCGCGCGCGTCGCCGGCATCTCGCGAATGTGGAAGGTCTTGCCCTCGTCACGGCCCTCGTCAGTGATGGTGACGTCGATCTCTTTACGCATGACTTACCCTCAGTTCGGTACGCTTTGAACGCTCTCCCAGCGGATCGCGAAACGGCGAGGCTGCAGGATCTTGGCCGCCGCCGGCATCGGCGGCAGGCTGATCAGGAAGCCCTTGGTCGACACATAGGACCGGCCCACGGACGGGAGCGTGGTGCTGCCGTTTGCGGTGTAGACGTCCTTGGCCTGCTTCTGGGTCGCCGCCCAGGTTTCGAAGAAGGCGATCGACGGGGAATCGGCCTGCAACACAAAGGTCTGGTTGACCGGGTTGAAGACGAAGCCGCCCGACAGGATGCCATCGACGCCCATGGCCGTTTCGACCAGGTCGACGTTGTCCATGTCGTAGATGTTGTCGGCCGCGAAGCCCTGCAGTTGGACCGGTGTCGGGAAGAGGTTCGCCACCGCAAGCGTAATGACCGCGTTCGCGGCCGTCAGAGACGACATGATCTAGCTCCTTGAAGGAATGGGGTTGCCGCTTACTGGACGAGGGTCGAGGTCAGCTCGATCTGCTGCACGGACTCGCCGTCCATGTACCAGAAGTTGATGGGCGGGCTCTGGCGGGCCTGCCGCACCTGCGGCGTGGCATCCTTGACCTGGAGGTACCAGCCTTGCAGCTGGAGGGTGTCACTCGCCTTGAGGCCGGCCGCCGAGTTGATCTGCGCGATCTGGAGCGCCGACAGCGTCACGCCGGCGCGGATCGCACCGAAGTTCACCGCCTGGTTGATCGGGTCGAGGCAAGCCGCCTTGATCAGCTCGTAGCCCGCCGAATTGTAGGGCACCGAGTTGATGTTCTGGAGCAGTTCCATCAGTGCGAGCTGGAGCTGGTTGTTCAGCCAAATCTGGTTGATGTAGCTGTCCAGCCATTCGAACTCGCCCGACACCGAGCCGTTCTGGAACTCCAGGAACTGCTGGGCCGCCGTCGCGTAGGCGCCGTAGAAGTTATAGCCGTTGGCGAAGAGATTGTTCGCCACCGTCGCGGAGGTCACGCCCGCCACCAGGCCATCCTGCCCCCGGAATGCGAAGGTGATGCGGCCGTTGGTCTGCTCGAAGTCGATCGAGGCCGCAGCGCCGCAGATGAAGGCGGCGATCTGTGCCGGCGTGGTTGAGCCGCCGGCGGGCTGGTAGATCGAGCAGGTGCCGTCGAGATTGGCGCTGCTGACGATGTTGCCGAAGCTCGACGTCGCTTCGCCATTCTCGGTCGGGGTGATGTCGGTATCCCAGGCGATGTAGGCGTAGCGCTTGTTGGTGTCGTTGACCCATTGGGCGAAAGCCTGCTTCTGCGCAGAGCCCGAGCCGCAGTCCGGATCAAAGATCGACATGAAGGTCGCCCAATTCTGGGTAAGCTCCGTGATGGCGGCCATGAAAGCCGCCGGCGTCGTTCCGTCCGCGCCCTGCGACAGCGTCGCGCCGGTGGCCTGCGTCAGGAAGAGATCGTCGGAAACCGTGCCGGTCGCGAAGGCAGCGCTCGACGCCTCGCCCGCCACACCAGAGGTGATGACGAAAGCGCCTGAGACGGAGTCGTAGGAGACCGCCAGCGGTGTCGCCGATGCCGTGATGGTTTCGCTCGCCACCGTCTGCGTCAGGTTGACGAAATAGGTGCCGGTGAGGCCCTGACCGCTGCCGAGCTGCGTGATGCGCGTGCCTACGCTCACGCCGGCACCGGCAAGCGTCTGGCCGACAGACAGGGTGCCAGAAGCGAGCGCACTGACCGTGAGGGTGCCATAGGTCGCCGAGATCGCCTCGCTGGTCACTACTTGCGGGATGGAGACCGCATATTCGCCGATGCCGCCGGGCGTTCCCGACAACTGGTTGGTGATCACCGTTCCGGCCGAGACGCCGGTACCGGACAGCGCAGCACCGGCCACAAGGGAGCCCGAGGTGACGCCGGTCACATACATGACGCTGCCGGCGATCGAGGCGGTGACCGAGGCCGTTGCCGCGGCGATGGAGGCCGTCACAGACGCGGCTTGCGGCAAGGCGGCGTTGAGGCCCGTCTGGATCAGCGCTGCCGCCGCCGAGAAGCTGGTCGCGGTTGCCAGGTCGATCGCATTGGCGGTTCGGACATAGCCGTCGACATCGACGATGAGCGTGCCGCTCAAAGCCTGGAGCTGCGCCAGGGACAGTTGCGCCACGCGGCCGCCGCGCAGGTAGGCCGCGACCGAAGCTGACGGATACTGCGTGAACAGGATGGTTGCGGGCTTCTGGGTCGAGTTGTTGAAGCCGTTGAAATAGACCGAGGCGATCTCGGTCTCCTCGGCCGATGCGCCGAAGAAGTTCGCCACCGAAACACCATCGTTCGGGAAGGCCAGCACCTGGCCGACCGGGACGCGGGTGTTCTGGGTCAGCACGAGGCCGTTCATCACGAGCGCGTTGCCGCCGGCATTGAGAACGTTCGGGATGACGTTCACAAGCTGAGAGGCCGGGATGGTCGTCATGGACCAGGTCCTTTCTGTTTCGATTGAGGGGTCAGACCGGGAAGGTCGCTTCGACGGGGAAAACGTCGATCACGGCCTGGTCGGCAAATTGTTGCGGCAGGCCGAGCGCCTGGTTGGCCTGGATATGCACGTCGACGACGTAGCGGGTTTCGTATTGCTGCTCGCCGTTGAGGAACGGCACCTGACGGGGATCCTCGGCATAAAGAGGCGCGCCATCCAAACCGGCGTCGGCGAAGAAGCGGGTTGCCCGCTCATCGCGTATCAAGGTCGAGATCGTCTGCGCCATGTCGGAGGCGATACCATCCGAAGCGCTGTGCACGTCGAGCTGCATCACCGCATCGGTCGGCTGCATGATGGTCTCGGCGCCACTGGCGAGCGTCTGAGCGGTCACGGCCTGCGATGGCGCTACGCCATAGGTTCCGATGCCACCCGGCGTACCGGCCGTCTGCGGGCCGATCAGAGTGCCATCGGCCACCGATGCGCCGAAGACGGTCGCTCCAACCAGGAGCGTGCCGAACTCGATATGGGTCACCGTCATCACCGCGCCGTCGATCGAGGCCGTGAAGGCGCAATCCTGATAGGTGTCGACATTGGTGGAGAGCCGACCGCGGCGAAGCACGTTCATGGTGACGAAATCGCCGGCCGGCTCCGCTACCCGGTTGTCCTGTGCCGAGACCACCTCGACGCCCGCCGGCAGGATCGACAGCAGGAAGCTGCGCAGGACCGTCTGGACGGCCGACTGGCTTGGGCTTGGCATGACAGGAACCTTATGGATCAGGGGATCGTGATGCCCTTGGCGGTCGCGTTGGCGCGCAGGCTGGTTTCGATCGCCACGTGATCTCCGGCGGAAGCGCCTGCTTTCATGGCAGCGCAGATGACGGCACCGCCCAGCGCGTCGGCCACTGCGTTGCTGTTCCAGCGCCCGGCAATGGTCGGCCGGATAAGGCGCTTGCCGACATAGAGCGAGCCCGACACCGTGCCGGTGTAGACCTGCACGCCGTTGACAAACATGCTCAGCGTCGTGCCGATTATCTCGAAAGTGCACATCGCCCAGGTCGCGGCGGTGAGCACCACGGCCGCGCTCGAGACGTTGAAGTTCGTGGCGCCGTCAGCTGCGGTGTAGCCGATGAAGTTCAGCTTGCCCGCATTGTTGCGGAACATGAATTTCGCGTTCGGGCCGAGATCGTACATTGCCAGGACCATCTGCGTCCCGGTGATGGCCGTTGGCTTGATGATGCCGCCGCCAGCGATATTGGCGCTGTCGTAGCCGACGTTCGGCGGCAGCGAGATAACCTTGCCGGTCGACAGAACAAGGCCCCATTGGCTGGTTCCCTGATCGGTCCAGACCGGGTCGATCGTCTCTACGATCTTCATGGCCCCGAGATTGCCGATGACCTTGCCGTCGTCGGATGTGACGGTCTGCCCGGTCCCCTCGTTCATGCTCATCATGAAGCTGGTGACGTTCGGCCGGTTCGCCATGATGAAGCCATCGACAATGATGTCGATAGGGTTGGCGATGCGATCGTCGGCGGCCACCTTGGCGAGGTAGCTATGCGGTCCCGGCGTCGCCGCAGACCATGTGACGACGCCCGTGCCGTCAACAGTGATCGAGCCGTTGGCCCCGCCAACCGAGAACAGCGAGCCGAGCCCATAGATCGCATAGTAAGTCGCAATCGGATCCCACGATGCGCGCCGGCCGGCGCTCGAGATGTAAGTCGCGCCTCCCAGGTCGAAGGCATAGCGAATAGGATCGACCAGCGGGTCGGCATCCAGCGGCGCCATGGTGTTGACGGTGCCGCCGACCTCGCCGCCGGTCCACATGAAGGGGACCGTCGACGGCCAGTTGGCGATCACATTGTTCGACGACGCAAGATCGCGCGTCATGTTGTATTCCGCCGCGCCACCGGACGGGAAATTGCCCGCCATCTGGACGGCGCGAGAGACGTTTTGCGCGATCAGCTGAGCGCCAGTGCGCGCATCGATGCTGTCTGCCGGGGAAGACAGGAAGCGCGAGAGCGCCACCGGAGCTCCGATGCCGATGATGGTGCAGCCCTTGTTGCTGCTGACCAGGGTGCGGTAGCCGGTCAGGTCGTCGATAAAGGCCGTCCGGGTCTGTCCCGCCACACCGAAGCGATCGCGAAGCTGGGTGGGATAGGTCACGTTGTACGTGCCGGTCGAGCCCTGGTAGGCATAGATTGGGATCGACTGGTAGCCATAAGCCTTGAGCAGCCCATAGAGACCGGGGGCGGATGTCGGCGTCGTGCTTGAGACGATGAAGCCGACGATCCGGATTTTCCCGACCTTGTGCGCCGCCAGGGCCACCGCCATGGCCATCGTGTCGTCGGGGTCGCCCGTAAAATCGGTGTCGATGATGAAGGCCGGTGGCAACGCTTTGCTTCCGCCGATAACCCCCTTGGCTATCCGCCGGGCAGCACTCACCACGCAACCCCGATGCGCAGCGACATGTCCGAGAACGAAGCAGGGTTCACCGGAACGTTCTTCGTGATCACGACGGCATAGAGCGACGTCGATGTGGCAACGATCTGCTTGGCGATGCCGTCGAGGTTGTAGACGGTATGCGTGCCGAGCGGGCTCTGATTGGCCGTCATCGGGAAGACGCCCAGAAGGATCGCGCTATCGGCCGCAGCAATGGCGGGAGCGCCGTGATCGGCAAAGGTGCCGGCCGGCGATCCCGAGAAGATCGCGACATCAAATTCCGTGGTCTGGACCGTGCCCTTGAATTTCAGGGTGAGGCTTTCGAGAATGCCATTGAAGGTCGCCGGCAGCACGCCGGGAAAGGCGATGATGCCGCCAATGACGAAGCCAGCCGTGTAGGCCCCGGCCGTCACAGGCGGTACGGTTTCAACGGCAGCGCCGTTGCCATTGACCCTGCCGATCGTGTTTGCGCCAGCCGGAGTGGGCGCGACAAGCGCCGCGTAGGCTCCCTTGAGAAGCGCGATGACGGAGCCCGCAGCTGCACCAGTGCCGTCTGCATAGGCAGCGTCAGCCCGCGCACCCTCCGCGACGTCGGCGCCGTCGGCGATCGTGGCCGCTCCACCGCCGCCACCGCCGCCGCCGCCGCTCGTGGGCAGAGGATTGCCGCTCGAAAAGGGAACGCCGGTCGCATCGACGAGCGTCACTGCCCTGTCGTTGACGCTCATTGTCAGGCTCCATTCTGTAGGGTTATCGCGACCTTGTACCAGTCGGGCCATTCCTCCAGCACATGGGCGACGAGCCATGTATTGCCCTCCGGCAGAGTGCCGGCAGGGAAGAGGAAGAGATCGCCGCCTGTTTGCAGCGGGCGCACCACGGCCAAGGCCTGCCCATTGAGGTAGACGGCGCGCCGCACGCCCTGGATGTTCAAGCCGTCGAGCTGCTGCAGGTCGCTATAGCCCAGGGCCTGCACCTGCACCGAGACGCCAGGCACGTCGACATAGGTTGGCGTGCGTGTGCCGTCGGCCGCAGTCGTGTAGCCAGAGGACCGTTTCAGCGTGGCGGTCACGAACGGGTTCACCATCGCAATCGCGGCCGAAGCGATCCCGTGCAGGTTCATTTTCGATCAGCCGACGCGATAGACCGAGAAGGTGTTCGGCGCCGTGCTCTGGAAGCGCAGGATGCCGCTCGACGGGATGGTCGGGCCGCTATGGGCCGGGAAGTCCATCGAGCCGACCAGCGTCATGCCGGTGTTGGTGGTGATGGTCGCATCCTCGGCATCGACGACGGAGGTGTTGATCACCGCCAGGTCGAAGGTGTCGTTGATGGCGAAGTTCGCCGGCAGCGCGGCCTGGAGAGCGGCACCGGTCGGCAGCTGCTGCGCCGAGGGAGCGCCGCCGCCCTGGAGGATGGTGATGATGCCGGCGAGCAGTTGGGCCGCCGTCAGCAAGCCAGAGACGGTGACCGCCGCCGGCACAGAGTTGTTCAACAGCGCGACGTTGGCATTGATCGTGCCGCGCTGGCTGTCCCAGATTGCAAGACGCATTGTCAGGATCTCCTTGAAATGAGGTGCCGGGCTATTTCTTCACGGCATAGTCAACCGAGGCGAGCATGTGGCCCGTGTCCACAAGCTGCTTGTCGTTGCCCTTGCGGGCGATGGTGGCGGGTTTCAGGGTCGGGCCGACATAGGCGACGATCGCCGCCTGCAACTGGCCCTTGATGGCCGCTCCGGTCTGCCCCAGGGTCTTGTCTGCGTCGTAGTCGTTGGCGACGAGAAGGTTGCCAACGGCATCAGGCCATTCGGGGCTCTTGTCGGCGATCATGCCACGGAAGAACGGGCGCGGTGGCGTGTCGGCCGAGCCGAACTCATTCACCGCGGCGACCGGTGCAACGGGCGTGCCGTCCGGATAGGTGGCATCCTCCAGGAAGCCGATATCGACGGATACGGCCTTCTGGAGGTTTCGCGATATCTCGGCAAGCTTGGCAGCGAGCTTGTCGCCGCCCGTGAGCTTGACCATAGGCTTACGCGCTGCCCTTTGCAGCCTTCGCAGCGGCGGCCGCATCGGCGGTGCCGGCGGTGGCGTCTACGGCCGCAGGGGTGGCCGGCGCAGCGGCAGCAGGTGTGGCAGGAGCGGCGGCCGGCGTAGCAGCGGCGGGCGTGGCCGGAGCCGCCGGCGTCTCTGGCTCGGCCGGAACCACGACAGGTTCTGGCGACTCGAGGCGAAGGCTGCGCTCAAGGGTCTTGATGCGGTCCTCGGCCTGCTCGCGGAACGCGCGAAACTCGCGCTGCAACATGGCAAGAAGCTTTTCCATGACGACGTCCTTTTCTACTGGTTGGGCCGCGGGTTGAAGGTGCGGCGCGGGCCTGGGATGTAGCGCATCGTCCGATAGGCGGCGGTCGCCTGCCAGAAGGCCGCGCCAAACGGCGTCTGCATGAACCAGGCGTTGTTTGGCGTCATCGGGAACTCGGCCGCGACCGAGACACTGCCTTCGCTGGCATTCGAAACGCGCCCGACGATCCCTGCCGGCGCCTGGCCGTTGGCGCCATAGGTGATCTGGCAGATGTGGGCGACCATGAGGTTGAGCAGCATGGTCTGCGTCTCAGCCTTGGTCACCGGGCCGCCGCCATCGTTGCGGCAATAGAGTTCCGCGATGGGAAGCGCGCCCTGCAGGACCTGTGGCTGGCTGAGCGTGGCGAACTGCGGGTAGATCGCGATGAAGCTCGCGAAGTCGAAATTGACGATCACACCCATGACTTGTCTCCGGCGTCGCCGCTTTCCCGCTTCAATGAGCCGGGCCATCGACCGGCATCCCCGCGCGGGCTCTTCCAAGGATCGAGCGAGCAACTTTGTCCCCCTAGCCGGCATCGGGAGTGGGGTGAGCGCGGGGGAACTGGTTAGGCGGCTTCCTGCTTGTAGGTCTGGATGCCGCGCGGAAGGTTGTTCGGGTCGATCGGCTCGAAGCCCGATTTCTGCGTCTCGTGCTCCTTGACGAAGCCCTCGACCATGTCGGCCTCGCCGTGCGCCCAGATCAGGTTGTTCTTGACGGCGTCGAGGTCCTTGTTCTGATCGAGCCATTTCTTGAAGAAATCGGCATCGACGTTGTAGGTCAGCGCGTAGCTGCTGCCCTGCGCCACCGGGGCCGGCTCGAGGCGCCGGTCGAAGCGGCGGCTGTAGCCTTTCAGCACGACTGGCTCGCCGATCACCTGGGCGCGCTTCACCTTGCGAAAGCTGCCGCCGGCGGTCGGCTCGTTCATGTCCACCATCTCATGGAGGCGCAGAATGAGGCCATGCGGGAGCTTGCAGGCGACGGTGACTGTATCGGGCATTGAATGTACTCCGGGGTTTGAGGGGGTTCGAGCCTCGCCAGAGATGATCATCAGTGCCCCCACCAAAGATCACCTGCGACGCGGCCCGAGGGCTGGAGCGGATGCCAGGTGTCAATCCTGGCTCAGCGCCTGTGGAACAGGCACCTCTCACGGAGCATCCGCAAACTGTAGGGGGACGGCTGGACCGCTCGCTTCCCACCCCGGCTTGGCGACTGGTTTCGGTGGGTCAGCGTCCAGCCCGAAGGCTGTCTACCACTCCCTGCCTGTCGCCTCACGGGCCAAAGCCTCGTCCGTCCGCCGTCCCCTGGTTCCCTTGCGGGAACCGGCTGCAAGGCTGCGTTGCCGCGCCAAGCTGTCCTGGGAGGACATCTGAAATTCCGAGGGCGAGCGCGGTGCCGGTTCGTCCGTTTACCCGCTCGCCCCATACGGGCCTACGTTCCCGCTTATCGGCGCAATCACACAAGCATTTGCGCTCGTGGAGTTTGAACGTTTCACGGTCGTCGCGACCGCCTTTATGTTCAAGGAGCCCCCGGCTAACGTTTCGGTGTCCCGGACCTCTACCCGTGACCGCGTTAAGCGCCGTCACCGACCTTTCTCAGGAGGACCGCCCCGTACACCGAAGTGCAGAGGGGGCGGCCATGTTGGTGTGGTGGGTGCCGGGTTTACTCCCCACCGAGCGATTTCTCCGCCCGACTCTGCCTGTCCGTTCCGCGCATCGTCGCCGGACCCAGGGTCATCTGCTCTTGCCGTCTAGATCGGCCGTCAGCGCAGGTCGCACCCTCAAAACTGTGCCCGGTCTCTCAACCGGGCTGGGCCAGATGCTTGCCTTTAGCGCCATCATCTCGGCTCGCCACAACAGCGGGGGGCTCCGACGATTTGGTTGCGGGGGTTGGATTTGAACCAACGACCTTCAGGTTATGAGCCTGACGAGCTACCGGGCTGCTCTACCCCACGGAATTGATTTGGTGCCAAAATGGTTACGATCCGGCACCAACCGTTGTCAAGCGGGTTAGACGCCGACCATCTGGGAAATGCCCATCGGCTGGCGGACGATCGCGCCCCAGGTGCCGCTGGTCATCTTTTTCTTCCACGAAGACAGCGCGCGCACGATCGGGTGAGCGCGGAGCTTTTCGTTGAAAGCGCAGTAGCCGGTCTGCTGGCCTTCGATGCCGTCGGCGATCAGCTGCACCTCGTTGCCGGCCGCGATGCCCGCCGGGTTGATCGACGTCAGCGCGCCATACTGCACCGCCGAAACAACCCGAAGGCTCGGGAAGTTCTTCTTGAGCAGGTCCTCGACGTTGACGTTGAACGAGTTCGTCGCGGTCATGGCGAGCTGCGACTCCGGTGCCAGCGCCAGCGTCATCTTGGTGTTCTGGTCGACCATGCCGGCGCTCTGGGTGACGAGCTGCAACCACAGCGACTGGATATCGGCGTAGATTTCGTTCGCCGTGGCGACGATCTGGCCGTTGTTAATCCACTTCACGCCGCCATACGCCTTCGGGGCGGGAGTGATCGGCGCCGCGAGGTTGGGATCGTTGAGCAGACCGTAGTTCTGCAGGCCCTGCACACCCTTGAAATAGGTGGTGTTCAGGAAGCGGGCGAGCACGGTGACGCCAGCGCCGTCGACCTCGCTGACCCAATTGACGCGGCCGAGGCCGGCGCGCTCGACTTCAAGCTCGCCATACTCGGAGATGACCTGGAACAGGTAGGACTGGCGCTGCGGCCAGTTCATGTTCGCGCCGGCGCGGCCGTTGTCGTTGTAGTCGCCATAGCTCGACACTTCGCCGGTCTGCTCGATGACCGGGAACATGGCGGTCTGGTCGATCCAGGTGCCCTTGCGGGTCTCGCCGAAGATCTCGGCGGCCTTGGTCGGGGCAAAGAGGATGCGATAGACCTCCGGGTCCACAAGAGTGGTCAGGAACGCCGGAATGCCGCCGTTCGCCGTCGTTGCCAGAGCGGGCTGCGCATCCATCGCGAGGTGGTTGGTGCGGAAAGACTCGACGACGTAGCTGCGGGCCTCGGGAAGGTAGATGCCGGCCTGCTCGAACATCGGGCGATGCTGTGCCCATGTTGCGGCGGCCTGATTGAAGTCGTGGAATTGCATGGTGGTTCTCCTCACAGACCGCCGGCTTCACGGCCGGCGAATGGTTCGAGGTTGATGGGGAAGAGTGGGTTTAGCCCTGCGGCCAGGACGTGATCTTCATCAGCTCGCCCGGCTGGGCGAAGGAACGCACGCGCCACTTGGTCTCGACGTTGGTGGCCGACGTGAGCGCCGCCGCGTTGACGACGGTGTTAACGTCGACGGCATAGGTGCCAGCGCCACCGGCGGGACCGGTAAGCTGCTGGGTGATCATGGTCGTAGCGGCGATGCCCGCGCCAGTGACGGTGTCGCCGACGCCGAAAACACCGGTAACGACGCCGCCGACGGAGAGAACGCCATAGGTGCCCGCAATCGCGGTGCCTGCGGCGACGTTCTGGCCCGGGATGCTGACCGAATACGTTCCGATGCCACCGGGCGTGCCCGAAAGCTGGGATACGATTTTGGTGCCAGCGGCGACGTTGACGCCGGAGATCGTCGTTCCGGGGTAGATGGTGCCGGCGCCGACGGCCGAAACCGTGAGCACGTTGCCGACGATAGCGCCGGTGAACGCGTTCGTCGCCGCAGCGATCGAGCCGGCCGATGTGGTCGCGCCGTTTGGAGTGCCGGTCGGGGCGGCACTTGCCGTGCCGTCGGCATAGTTGGCGTAGACCTTCATGTCATACTGCGCCGGGGTCGGGCCGGAATTCTTCACCCAGAAATCGCCTTCGTTGAAGACGGTGACGGGGAAACCGGCCGGAACCAGCATCGTGGATTCCTGGAGATAGACCTCCATGAGACCCTGCTGCTCGCGGTGGATGAAGCCCGCGACCGGGCCGCTGCCGAAGGTGTTGACCACAGCCGGGGCGCTGTCCGAGTCGAGCTGGTTGTAGCTCAGCCAGGCAAAGCGGCCGATGGCCGCGCCGAGCGCACCGCACACCAGCGCACCAGCGGCGGCGAGCACGGTGGTGCGGGGATTGGTGGATGCGAAGTCGCCCTCGACAGCCGGGGCGGGATTGTAGGCGGCCTGCGTCTGAAAGCCAGACATGGGCGATACTCCTCATGAAAAGAGCCGGCTCGCTGGCCGGCTCGAAGGGTTTCTGGGTTTAAGTCGCTCGCCTTAGAGCGACTTGACGATGTGGATCTTGGAGGCCGGGAACATCTCGTGGAACGAGCTGACGCCGGCGGCATCCATGGCGACGCCGGCAGGCTTCTGCATCTGGTGGGAGCCCGGCAGCGGCTGGGCCTTGAGGATGGCGGGCAGCGCCGAGGCGTGAACCCCGGCGATATCGACGCCAAGCGAGGTGAGCGCGGTGCGGTAGACCGCATCAGCGCTGTCATGGGCCATGGCGAGCTTGCCGATGTAGGGACGAACCGCCTCTTCCGCAGTGCGGATATCGGCGGCCGTCTTCAACATCTCGGCGCGGACCTCGGTCTTGGCCTGCGTCACTGCGGCGGCGATCGCCGAGTCCATCGCCTTCTTGTCGACCTTGTCGTCGTCGTCATCCTTGTCGGCGTCCTCAGCGGCCTTCTTCTTGGCCTCTTCCTCGGCGGCGTCTTCGGCTGCCTTTTTCTTCTTGGCCTCCTCGTCGTCGTCGTCCTCGTCGTTGGCTTCCTTGACCTCGACCTCGTCGAGCGCGACCAGGACCGCCTCGAGGCCGTCGAGCTTGGCGTCAGCCGCCAGCTTACCCTTGGCTGCCTTGCTCACCGCCTCGATGATGGCGGGCCGCTTGGCCTTGAAGTTTTCGGCCGTGACGCCGGCGAGAGCCCCGCTGACATCGATCTTCTGATCGCTGGCAAGCTTCGGCATGATGTGGGCAAGGATCGCGCCCTGGGCGACAGACGCCATGCGCGACAGCAGTGCTGTTTTCTTCATCGTGATGATCTCCATTTTGCTGTCGCCGACGACTACATCAGGCCCGGCGCGGCCTTCCTCAACCAAGGCGACGTGATTGGCGGAAATGTCCCGCATCACGCCGTCGTAGGATTCTCCAGCCAGCGTGCCGGGCGTCATGTCGGCCCGGTAGCGATAGCTGCTCGAAAGTTCTTTCTGCCGATCGGATTCGATCAGCGCGATTGCCGCCCCATCCCAGATGCTGAGCGGCGCCATGAGGTACGGCGCATGGAACTCCACGGCATCACCCAGCGCGCCGACCACGGCTTCGCGCGGATGGTCCCTGGCGCTGACCGGGATGTGCTTGAGCAGCAGCGGCTTGCCGACGAAGGTCGGGGCGGCTTTCGCCAGCTCGTCGGCATCGCGATAGAGGCGATAGACGCGCTCGGGATCGAGCCCAAGCGCTTCGAAATCGGGGATTTCCCGACCGTAGTACGGGCACACATTGGCCTTGGAGATCGGCGTCATCTCGACGCGCAGATGACCGTCCTGGTCGAATGTGCGGATGCTGTTGCGATCCATGGCCAGCGCGTCCTTGACCGCAACGGGCTTGGGCTCCTCAGAAGTGGCAAGCATGTTCAATCCTCTAGGCAGAGTCACACAATGGCGCTTCAAAGCGTGTGCCTCAAAAAGCCGCCGACCACCCCAATTGTCTCGAAATTACCAAGTCCCGGCTAACCGGAACAAATTACCCAACAGCAGCTTTGGCCGATCGAGTTAACGCTCGTGTCGCGGGTTCACCAATCGAAGTTTGGGGCCGCGAGTGAACGCGACCTACTGGTGGGAGCAACCCAATGGTTGCAGATGATATTGCAGCAAGACGCCTGAAAATGCTGGTCGAGCAATATGTCGAAAACAGAAAAAGGCGACATGACTTCATTTCTACCTCGACGGCAGAAACGGCCATTCGGGAGGTGCTCCCGAACTGTCCGATTTCCGGGAAAGCCCTTGATGACCTGATAGCAGCCAGCGCCATCGCACACGGTCTTGGCGTACGGTTTGACCGATCGGCCTCAATGGAGAGCGCTCGCTGACGCAGCTGTTGAGCCCGTTAATGCGGCCGCGCGTGAATATCCCCATTTGGTACGTTTCCGACGCTATCCATCAAGCGCGCTGCATTTAAAAAGTCGAGCAAGGTGGAGCAACCATGCCGAGATTCTTCTTTCACATTCGAACCCGCGACGGTCAGCTCCTCAAGGATCCAGAGGGTCAGGAGTTTGCAAACTTGCAAGAGGTAGAGGACGATGCCATGGCGTCTGCCAAGGAAATCCTGGCCGAAGGGCTGCTGGCCGGGAAGCCGGTACTAACCGGCCATGCCTTCGAAATCTTCGATGATCGCGAACTCTTGGTCCTGGAATTCCCCTTTTCGCGCGCGGCGGAAAAGCCCGGTGCCCGGCCATAATGCGTAACGTGATTAGGTGTTGGTGCCAGCAGCACCTATATGTGGCTTATCGTTCGCACGTTTTCACGGGCGTGAACGGCTGGGAGATCACAGAGCTCTTGCCCCATGGAGGGTGGAGACATGTCTAATCAGCCAAATATCACCTATCGCAATGCCTTGTTGAAACGGCTTTCTCGCGCAGACCTGGACTTATTAGAGCCGCATCTGAAGCGGGTGGTTTTGCCATTGCGGGCCCCGCTTGAGACGGCGAAGTCTCTCATCGAACACGTCTATTTTCTCGAAAGCGGCATAGCGTCGGTCGTTGCTAAGATACCGAAGGGCCGCGATACCGAAGTGGGCCTGATAGGTCTGGAAGGCATGACCGGCGCGCTGTTGGTGCTTGGCGGCGATCGTGCCGCACATGATACCTACATGCAGATTGCCGGAGATGCGTTCCAAGTGCCTGCGTCAGCGTTATCGGCAGCCATGTTGGAAAGCACAACGCTTAAGGCCCTGCTGCTTCTGTATGTACAAACGCTCTTCATTCAGACCAGCTACACCGCGCTGGTGAATGCCCGATCGAAATTGGATGAACGCTTGGCCCGGTGGCTGCTGATGTGCCAGGACAGGGTAAGGAGTGACAGATTTGCGATCACCCATGAGTTCATGTCTGTTATGCTCGGTGTGCGGCGACCTGGGGTGACCGTCGCCATCCAGGAACTTGAGGGCAGAGGACTGATCAGGGCAAACCGGGGTGAGATCCTTATCCGCGATCGCGATGGCCTGTTTCAGATCGCCGATGGCACCTATAGCGAGCCGGAGCATGAATATGATCGGCTGCTCGGTAAAATTTAGCCATGGTCGGCGGCAGCGGCGAAGGTGACTGTCGCGACAACCGTCCCGTTATCGAGTGCGACCTCATACGCGGCATCGCGTATCAAAGGTTTCCCGGCGCGCAATTCCTCAGCCATTAGCTCCTTGGCCGCCCAAATCGCCTCCCGAACAGCGCTTTCCTCGTCAGGGAGCTCGCTACCCTCCGGATCAAGGCGCCGTTGTCCGGCTAGGACGAGGTGCAGGAAAAAGCGTGGCAACCGGTGTCTCCGCCAGCGGCAGTCCGGCCGCTATAGGGATGTAGGCTTGCAAATAGTTTCTGCAATCGTACCAACGGCCGCCTTTGCCGTCGACAGAGTATGCGGGCTGATCCTGTCGTACATGGGCGAGCGCCTGCTGATTGAGTTCAACTAAGAAAACCCTTTGATAACCGGCTTGCCGACGCATCGGCAGCCGGGCTCCTCGCCAGGCCGGATGAAGCGCTTAAGCGCCGGGTCGTACCAGCCAGTCGAAATCTTGTAGCGGACCTTCTCGCGGCCAGCCTGGACGTGTGTGGGGCGAGGTTCTTTCCCGCCGCCACTGTGGTGCCACTCGGCTTCGTCGATGCCGAGTTCGAGCTGGCGCGCCGTGTTGAAGACCGACGTCGCCTTGTTGTTCTGATCGAGCGCGATGAACGCTGCCCGGCGCCTGGTGATCCCCGAGTAGCGCTCCAGCTCCGCGACCAGGCCGGCAAGGTCTCGGCCGGTCTGCACCGACCGCATGACAGCGCCTTCGACCTGGTCGAAATACTGCGACGGAATCGACTTGATCAGCGCCACATTGGCGTGGATCGTGGCGTCGACAACGTCGCGCATCGCGGCCGTCATCCTGAATTCGACCGAGATGCCGCCATCGCGCAGGATCTTGCGGAGAGCAGCGCTCGACCGTTTCTCGACCGAGAGCGCGAAGTAGTCGCCCAGCTGATCCGATGCGATATCGAAGCGCTTGGTCCACTGCGCGGCAAGCTTGCGGATCGATCGGCGCAGCGCATCCGCTGGCGTCTCGTCCTGCGCCATTCGAGGCGTATTGGCCCGGTAGGAGGCTCGGAGCCAGTAGACCACGCTATCGCTCATGGCGTCGATCAGGCGCGTCAGGCGGCCCCGGTAGGCCGCTTCAATCCCGACGTTTGGCCGGACCGGGCGCAGCACCTTTTCGTTGCGCTTGGCCGTCCGTCGGCTTTGGAGGCTGGACATCACGATCCCTCAGCGTCTCGGCGATCTCGTGATCGTCGGGCGTCTGTGCTTTGATGATTTCCCAGAGGTTGAGCGTGATCAAGCGGTGCCGGTGATGTCCGTGTCGGGAGCTGCACTATCTGCCGGCTCCTCGGCATTGGCAACACCGGCCTCCAGGACAAACCGTTCCAGGTTGAGAACGGTTTCCACGATGGTCTCGGGATAGAAGCCCTCGCGCCCCACCATCTCCAGCAGACGAAGCCGGATTTCCCGTCTCTCGTTCATGCCGCTTCCTCTTGGTTGCCGGAGCCGCCCTTGACGACAAGGCCGTCCTCTTCCTCTTCGAGGAGGTCGGGCATGTCGTCGACGTCGATCGACGAGAAATCGGAGTCCGGATCGGCGGCGACGCGCTTGCGCGATTCCTCCGGAGAGATCACGCCGGTATCGATCAGGATCTGGTCGCGCTCTGCCTTGGTCTTTTCGACGTCGGCCGCTTCCTTTTCGTCGGTCTCTTCGAGCTTTTCGAACTCGAAGTCGATGCCGTCGTCAGGCGCGCCCCAGAGCGAGATCATCACCAGGCCAAGCAGGCGATGCAGCGGCTGGCGAAACAGGTGCTCCTGGAACGAGTGCACATAGTCGTTGAACGAGCGCATCTCGCCCTCGGACGAGGCGTTGAGGCCGGCCGGCTGGGTGCCGAGCAGCTTGACCAGCGGAATGTGGCTGACCGATGCCATGTGCTCCTGCGCCTGCGCCTGGAGCATATCGAGGCCGGAGAGCGACGCGGAGACGTTCTGGAACTCCTCCGTCTCCTTGTCGATCAGCATCAGGCCTTTGTTGGACCGGAGCAGGTTGAACAGCTCGGCCCGCTTGAAAATCTGGTCGCCGTCGGCCTGGAGCGATTCCCCCAGGTTGGTGCTGAGCACGAACACCGTGAAGGCACTGATGATGTCGTTCACCGACTGGCGGGTCTCCAGCCAGTTGTCGACATAGGGTTTGACCATCTGCGACAGCGACAGGCCGCCGAACGAATAGGTCGGCTTCAACAGGTCGGGCACTTCGCGGCCGATGAAGGTGATCAGCCGCGTGGTGTGAACGATCTTGGCCTGCACATACCAGCTGTCGGGCCGGTACCAGTTGTCCTTGAGAGGATCGTTCGAGTTGTAGGACGTGGGATAGCACCACACCGCCTCGACGGTGCGCAGCGCCTCGATCGGCTTCTTGGCGAACTTGGCGATGCTGAGCTTGTCCCAGCCCGTGCCGATCGGCTTTTGCAGCTCGTCCGGATTATCGGTGTCGCCGGTGTCGATGTAGATGTGACCGCGGCCGAAGAAGCCATCCTGCTCGGCGGCGCGGCAGAACAGGTCGCGCACGTTGAGGCGTTTGAATTCGGCCTCCAGCTCCTTGATCTTCTCGGTCTTGTCGTCGCCGTCATTGGCGGTGAAGCGGACCCACTTGCGCGTCATCTCGCTGGCGATGGTTTCAGCGATGACACGGTATTCCGGACGCTGCGCCAGCTCCGAGAGGTAGGCATAGCCCAGGAAGGTGATGCCCTCGGTGAGGTAGCCGTTCTGCGCAAAGCCGTTGGCCCATGTCTGGACGCCGCCGATGGCGCTGTCCATCGCGAGGCCCTTGCCCTCCGGCACAACTCCGGCCGGATGCTGCGGCACCGAGAACACCTGCACCTGCTGGGCAGGCGCGGCCTTCTGCGCGCGGATCGCCGCCAACATGGCATCCGAGATGCGTGCAGGCCTGCGCGCGCCAGGTGGCGTCGCGCTCGGTTGCGGCGCTGGTGCTGCTTCGGCCACGGGCTTGCGCCAGAGGCCGCGCGCTGCGCGGAGAGCCTTCCTGATCATCGCGGCGCCGGCTGGGAGGCGCGGCGAAGCACGTCGTCGCTGATCACCATGGCCCCCTTGATGTTGAGCAGCCTCGTAAAGGCTCCGGAAGATGCGTCGACCTGGTCCATGAGTTTACCGGCCGGGAAGATGCAGAGTTCGTCGAGATAGAGTTCGTTCCATTCGCCTTCGACGATGAAGACGTTGCCGTATTCGCACTGAGCCGAGAACGGCTCGGCGCGCGTGATCTTGTCGCCGGTTTCACCCTCGGCATGGACACGGTAGCCGGCGAGGTCAGAGACATAGTCCTGAACCTGCGACTTGCCGGCCTGCCCGGGATCCTGCGGCAGGCTGATGTTGACCGTCTTGCCGTCGATCGCCGCCTGCGCCTTGATGGTCTTGCGAACCGATTTGCCCTCCTCGCGAAGGGTGACGACATGGCCGACGTAGTAGTGACCGTCGAGATCGCGGCCGAGCTTGACGCCGGCGGTGCGTGCGCCAGTGCCGCCTCGAGTGCCGGCCAAGTCCCAATGGCGGACCCAGACCGTACCTCTTGGCGCTTGCCTGACGAACTTGCCATCGAACCAGGAGCGCTTGAACATGCCGCCTTCGCGAGGCGCGGGGCGCTGCTGGAACTGCCCCGCCGAGGCGTAGCTGCCCATGATCTTCTTGTCGCGCTCGACGACGTGGGGCGGGAAGCGCTCGGGAAACAGCAATTCGCCGTCGACCTTGCGAGGATCCTCGAACCCGATCGAGGTGTAGCATTTGCGCTCGGGCTCAAACTCCATCGGCAGCATGAGGTGCTCATAGCCGTAGTCGTGGGCCAGGATGACGCCCGAAGGGTCATCCTCGTGCAGCCGCTGCATGATGACGATGATCGCCGACGAATCGGGATTGTTGAGACGCGTCGGCAGCGCCTCATGGAACGTGTCGTTCGCGGTCTGGCGCTCGACTGGTGACTTGGCCTGCGCGACCGAAAGCGGATCGTCGAGGAGGACGCGATCACCGCGAGAGCCCGTCATCGAGTTGAACGCCATCGCCTCGCGGAAGCCGGTCTTGTCGTTCTCGAATTTGGTCTTGGTGTTCTGGTCTCCGATCATGGAGAACTGATCGCCCCAGCGATCTCGATACCATTTGGACGTGACCAAACGTCGTGTTTTGACGTTGTCGCGGATCGCCAGCGAGTCCTTGTAGGACGTCCCCATGAACCGCAAATGCGGCATGGCGCGCGGTCCCCACTCCCACGACGGGAAGAAGACGCCCGACAGCAACGATTTCATGGTGCCCGGAGGCACGTTCATGAGCAGCCGCAAAATCTCGCCGAGTGTCACCGCCTCGAGATGGTCGCAGATGGCATCGATGTGCCAGCCGTGCTTGTAGGGTTGCCCGGGCTCCAGCACATGCCAAGCCCGCTTGACGAACTCGGCGAGCGAGCGAGCGCATGCTCGCCGATCCAGCTCAATCCGGATTTCCTCCGGTGTTGGCGGGATGACGCCTGATATGCGCGCCATGGCTCACTTTCCGCCGGCTGTGCTCTCCCGCTTTTCTGCGGCGCGCAGCAGGATTTCCAGTTCCTCGTCTGACATGTTGGCGAGATCGGGCTTTTGCCGCGTCTCCACCGGACCGCCGTTCTTGCCTGTCTGCTCGATGCGGCGCACATAGCCCCGGTCCTTGCCTTTCAGCTCCAGGTACCAGCGCACGGTCTGCAAATCGCCAGAGCGAAGCGCGATCACCACCTGCCCCTCGGCGACGTCGAGCAGCTCGTCGGCAATCTCGGAATCGGCCTCCTGGATTTCAGGATGCTCGTTCAGGAAGGCGTAGAGCGTGGTGCGCCCGACGTTCAGCCGCTCGGCCGCGACGGTCTTGATGCCACCGCACTGGCGCAGCATCGCAATGACGCGCGGCACGTCGCGGGCTGTCAGCTTCGGCGAGGCGCCGCCCTTGCTGGGCTCATCCGGCTTCGCCTGTGGTGCCGGCTCAGGCTTGGGAGAAGGCTGGGCAGCAGGCTTCGGCTCAACAGGGGGCTTTGGCTTGCTGGCCGGTTTCTTCTTGCCCCGCGTCGGCTTTTTTTTCGGACCGGCTTCGGGCTTCGCTTTGGCCGGTGCAGCCTTGCGCTTCGCGGTCGGCTTTGATGCCGTCACGCTCGACTTGGTCTTGATCACCGGACGGCTCGCGCGTGTGAGTGTTCGGAATGTTCGGGGTGGCTCTTTTTTTTTGCCACCCATCCCGCAACCCATGGACATCATGCCGCGAGCCGAACCGAATGCGATTGCACTGGACAAATCAGGCTGCAAAGCCTTGGCGGGCTTGGCGTTGGTCAACCTGCGCAATTCGGCAAACTGACCCACAATGCTTGCAGCTGCGACCATGCTAACCACCGACACTGCGTTACACACACACGAGTGCATGCCGATCACACGAACAGGACGCGTGCGAGACACACGAGGAAGCCGAACGCGAACATCGCGCCGACGATGATTGCGGGCATCGCGAAAGCGGGCGCGGCCGGCGTTGCGGCGGGCTCGGAGAACGCGCCGCGCAGATTGGGAAGCTCATGCCGCATCAGGTTTGTCCTCCGCTTCGGCTTCGAGTTGATCGAGCCGCTCGCCGGCAAGGCGCGCCATGGCTGCGAGAGCAATGCCCGAGTTGACGATGTTGAGCCCCTGCTTGGTGCGCACGATGGTGTCGAAGAAGTCGTCGAACCTCGACTGCGGGGCGGCATGGATGCGGAAGCGCTTCGCCCTCTTGGCGATGGCGTCCATCTCGACCTCGAACTGCACGCGGTCCTCGGGGAGGAAGGCGAACAGCAGCTCGTCGTATTTGATGTTGGCGCCGCCGAGTGCAGCAGCGCCTGGTCCCTTGTCGCCCGACAGCACGCTGTCATCAAGACCGGAAAACTTCTTCGCATCGATGTCGAGCGAGGCGTACAGCTGGGCCAGCAGCGACTGGTCGTCTTCGCCGTTGATCGAGTTGTGGCTGAGCTGGATCGCCACCTTGCGCTTTTCGCTCAAATGCGAGGTGATGACGAGCGCGTCGACCAGCGGCAAGCCGGCCTCAATCGCGGCGGCGGTGCGGTGATGTCCCGACAGGATCTCGAGAGAGCCGTCCTTGTCCTGGCACACCAGGACCGTTGTGGTCAGTCGGCCGTCGATTTTGACGTTCTCGACAAGGCGCTTGAACATGGCGGGAGCCATGTAGTGCGCGTTCTTCTCGCGACGCCGGAGCGCCTTCGGGTCAACCTGCCGCGCCTCGACATCGAGGGACTTCCAGTCAACGGTTGAAGTGCTTGCCATACCACCACTCGAACGCTTGTTGCGGCGTCTCATCGATGCGGGCGCCGACGTAGTGCAGTCTGAATTTGCCTTCCGGCCCGTCGATCTCTTCGCGCTTGGTCTGCTCGAAGATGCCGCGATATTTCATCGAGACCGGATGGTCCGAGAAAGCTGACGTCTGCACCTTGTTGAAGCGGTCGATGAAGCGCTTCCCCAGGTCGCGCAGGATCTCGCCATTGCAGGCGAGCCTGGTGACAAGCTTCGACAGCCTGCCCTCACGCGAGATCGAGAAATCCGACAGCAGGTACATCGACTGGCGTGCGAATTTGTCGAGGTTGTAGATCAGGCCGCCGACCAGCATGTCATCGACGCGCACCAGGTAGTTCACCATGCCGGGCGTGTGGGTGATGCCCTTTTTCAGGTAGACGTCCTTGAGGAACGTCATCTGGGCGGCATCGGCCCGAGCGATCGTCACCACCGAATCCGGCTTGATCTTCTCGACGTCGATCGGCTTGTAGCGGAAGGGTGCTGACCGCGGCACCAGCTGCAGGAAGGACGACTTGCCCGTCGACACGTAGCAGTAGTGCGGGTGGCCCCGGCCGGAGACGAATTCCAGCTCCGGTTTCAGATCGTCGTAAATCTGGTCCGAGAGGATGCAGTAAGGCACGCCCGCCAGCCGCACGCGCTCGATGAGACCGCGCAGCGCCTTGGGGTCGAACAGCTCATAACGGGGAGCGTCCCATTTGATGTTCTCGGCCAGAAATTCGAACATCTTTTCGTAGCCGCCCTTGTAGAACGGCGGATAGGAGAAGATGGCGGCCTTCCGGTCGATCGCCTCGTCCAGGTGCTCGATCCAGTCGCGCGGCGAATAGCTCTTGATCGGTATCATCCCCGGCAGCTTGCGGACCTTTTCCAAGGTGCGCTCGACATAGCCGGCGAAGTTCGCGACCAGGTGGTTGCGGTGGCTGGTCTTGTAGACGTTGGCCTTGCCACCAGCGAAGCGGCCGAGATTGAAGGCGACGGCCAGCGCTGCGAGGCGCTGATCAGGTTCCCTGAAATCGAACTCGTTCACGAAGTCGAGCGCGCCGTGGAATTCGTAGTCGATCGGCTTGCCCAGCACATAGCCGGCAATCGCCGAGGAGTAGAGGCTGACGTCGTTGGAGTGCATCTCGACGCCGGGGAAAGTGGCCAGCGTGATCTGCTCGAACCGGAACGTCCCGGAGCAGCAGTTGTAGACCCTGCCCCACTTGTCGACCTCGGAGACGCGAAGGATTTGCGCGATGCATTCCTTCGGCACAACACCCTGAAACATACGCTCGAAACCCCGATTTTTCTCTTGCAATAGGGGTGTAACCGCATAAGTTCACTTGTAACCAAATTGGTTACACCACTTCTGCGAAGGACACCCGCCATGAGCTTGGTCGCAATCACCGAAGGGCTTCACAAGAAATCCGGTTTCACCGGACCTCGCCTCCAGGCGGTCACGTTCGCGACCGCGCTCGTCATGGCCGATTATGCGGGCTCCGAGCATCAGGACTATTTTCGCCGCCGCTTCCGCGAGACCTTGGAAACGCTGGATGGCGAAGGCGTCAGCGACGTAGTCGGCTTCATCGCCGGTCAGCTCGGCATCAAGCCAGCACCGGTTGAAAACGCCTTCTGATTTGGGGGAGCAGCCCGACGCGCACGAGAGAATCAGGCTGCTTGTTTTTTGCCTCGCCCCCCCGGCTTCTGTCAAGAGACTTTCTGCAACCACTTTGACACCACCCCTACCACGGAGACCAAAGACCATGGCCAGCTACCTATCGCCAACCGGGAGCCCGATCACCGGCACCCTGGAGCGCCTTACAGGGCGTGCGCACCTCCTCGATATCGATCCGGAGACCGGCGAGCCCGAACACTCGGGCGGCACCGAAATCTTCTGGAACGATCAGGAGACCGCCAAACGCGGCGGGAAAATCGTGTTCCTCGACGAGGAGGGCGACGAGTGGACTTTCGACCAGCTCGTCCGCGAAGACGTGGATGAGGAGGAAGACGACGGTTGCCCCAAGCGCGATCCCGAATGCCTCGGCAACAATGGCGACTGCCACGATGCCTGCGTGTCTCCCGCATGTTTGGACATGACCAAACAGAGCGAGGCCGCGTGATGATCCGCTATCTCGTCACATGGGAGATCGACTACGAGGGCGAAGGCGATGCCGAAGCCGCCGCCCGCTGGGCGTGGGAAATCCTGCGCAAGCCGCACTCCACCGCCAACGTTTTCACGATGATCGACGAAGCCGGGAACGAGACCAAGCTCGACCTGGCCGAGATCGACGAAGAGCGGCTTGAGACTTCCATCGGCAGCGTCGGCGACGTGCTGCGCAGACTGGCCGGGGAGCCCGTCGATGCCCATCGGTAGTCATCATTCCGCTGCCGAAAAACCGTCGCACAAGTGCACCCGGTGTCCGGAGACCGATCTATCCAAATTTGGTCTCAAATCCGGCAGGATGCGTGCAACGTGCCGCACATGCACCAATGCAGAAAACGCGGCCTCTCGAAAGCGCGTAAGAGAAGCCGATCCAGAAGCCTACCAACAGCGCAACAGCCGCTGGTGCAAGGAAGCGCGGCGCCGGCTTGGTGAGCGGGCTGCTGTCACATACCGCAAGGAAAGACTCAAAACCAAATACGGTATGACGCTCGCTGACTTCGACACTCTCCTGCTGAAGCAGAATGGCGTTTGCGCAATCTGCGAGGGTGAAAAGGGAAAAGGTCGCCATTGGCATATCGATCATGACCATGCGACCGGGGCCGTCCGGGGAATCCTTTGCAATCGCTGCAACACCGGTCTCGGATCATTCCGAGACGATGTGCGTAGTCTCATGCGAGCGGCTGCTTACCTTGGCGGGGGCAGAACAGCATGACAATAGGATCGCATCACAGCGCGCGAGCCGGCACCGACGTCTGGCTGACACCTCCCGCGATCCTGGCCGCGCTCGGCGGTGCCGAAAGCTTCGACCTCGATCCCTGCGCGCCGCTCGATCGGCCGTGAGTCATGGCGCGCCAGCACTACACCATAGCCGACAACGGTCTGGCCCGGTCCTGGCACGGTCGCGTGTGGCTGAACCCGCCTTACTCGAACAACGTGATCGGCCGCTGGATGGGCCGTATGGCCGAACACGGCCGCGGGATCGCGCTGATCTTCGCTCGCACCGAAACCCAGGTGTTTCATGAGAGCGTCTGGCGCGCCGCCGATGCGCTGCTGTTCATGGAAGGGCGGCTGCATTTCCACGACGCCGGCGGGACACGAGCCAAGGCGAACGCCGGCGCGCCGTCGGTGTTTTGTGCCTATGGCGCAGATGACGCTGACCACCTTGCCGCCAGCGGCATTCCCGGCGCGTTCGTGCCGCTGCGGCTGCGCTCGCTCATTTTCGGCTTTGCCGCCGTCGGCTCGTGGGTCGACGAGGTGTTGAAGGTGATGCAGCGCGCCGGCGACGCCGTGCGGCTCGACGATCTCTACCGCGAGATGGCGACCAGCCCGAAGGCCGACCGCAATCCGAACTGGAAGGCGAAGGTCCGCCAGACCCTCCAGCGCGGCCCATTCGAGGCGCTCGGCGACGGCGTCTGGCAGGTAGCAGAGGGGCGGCTGCTATGAGCCCCGACGAGAAAAAGGCGGTGATCGCCGCGTTCGTCGCACTCAAGATGCTGCATGACAACGCCCCGACGCCAGCTTTCAAGCGTGTAGCCGCCCGAGGCGCCGGAAACTGCCTGCATGCGCTTGGAATCCCCGAATTCGGTGGAATCGCCGCCGAGCCGCCAGAGGGCGCGATCGTGGAAATCGGACCGGGCCAAAGGATGCTGCCATGAAACAGGCAAAGGCGAAGAAGGAACCGAAGAAGTTCGCATGGCAGCTCGAGGCCGAGGCGATGCGCCGCGAGCAGGACGAGATCGTCGCCATGCTGCGCAACGGTCCCGATGACTATCTGGTGTCGATCGCCCGGGAAGCGCTCTGCGGCTACCACGCGGCGATGATTGCTTGCGACAAGCCGGCGCGTCAGCCCTACGCGATGGTGATCGATGCCTGCGTTGAGACGCTTTACCGCATCACCGAATATGGCGGGCAAGCGCACCGGCCCGACGGTAGCGGTCACTCCTGGCCGGCGAAGGGCCGCTCCCGCTTCGACTGCTGGAACACGGCATCGGTGTGGCTCGGCCGGCAGCTCGCCGCGCCCGATGGTGAAATCCCCATGCACGGCCAGCCCGGTCGGTTCATGCTCATGATCCACGGCTGCAGGACCGACGTCGAGTATCCCGGCTTGCTTGCCGGGCCGGGGCTCCACGGCAAGGTGATCGACCTGGACAAGCCGTTCTTCAGCGAGACCGGCTTCCGGTCCTTCACGACTGGCGGGCTGTCGCACGAACGCTGGTTCGTCGAGGAGCCGCTGGACGTGGGCGAGATGCTGACGATCCTCATGGAGGAATCGCTGCTCAGCGAAAACGGCAAGCGGCAGGCGAAGCCGAAGTTGCACGACGCCCCATTCGGTTGGAGCCACTGGACCGGGAAGGTCCGCCATCCCCCATCAGACGAAAACCTTCGCGAGGAGCGGCACAAGGATCGCGCCTACCAGCCCGGCGGCTTCATCCACTCATTGCCGGGCCTCACGCCTATCGGAATCGCCAGCCGAGTTGAGAAGACCGGCCAACTCGCTTTCGCATTTTGAGGAACACGATGAACCGCTCACCGAGCGCCATCGTACAATTTGCCACTCGACGGCGGCCGAAGCTGCCATCCAGCTTCAACGGCGCGCCGGGCCGCCTTAGGCCAGCTCCCGGGCCTTTTTGTGCATTAGCGGAACCGGATATGTCGAGGCTGGTTTGAAAAGCGGCAGCGTCCCCCGCTGCCGGTCGAGGCCCCCAAGCCTCGGCCGGGTCCGCCTCTGCCCGCCAGTAGGGGCGGACCCACTGGAACATAGATCCGAAAATGAAGTTTGGATCGCGCTCGGTTCCCCTGGCCGAGCAGATCACCGGAAGGCCCGTCACTGCTTCCCTCAGTGGCGGGCTTTTTTCAATGGAAGGTTGGCCGGAGAAAGGTCATGTCGCGGTTCTCGGCTACCTCTACCTCTACCCTGAACTGCTGGATTTCGTTGCCTTTGGCATCGCAGACCTTGCATCTCAGTTCGAGGCGCGAACCAGCCCCAGAACGCGCCAGCTCCTCAAGGATCTCGGTCAGCGCATCGGTGTCGTGAAGGTCGAAGAAATAGCGAGCCATTGGGCAAAAATCGTAAAAGCCGGAATGGTTGCTGTACGGTTTTTACCAAGGCAACGACGCCAAGTCGGTTCACTGGATCAGTGGAACAAAACCGCGCTGTCGAAATTCGGTCGTCGCACTGTTCCCATTCAGTGCTTTCCCCCATGAGAACTGCCCGCTGGCCTGACGGCTGGCGGGCTTTTTTGCGCCATGTTCCGGGAGACGCTCAGACCCTATTCGCTGGAACCGCCGCTTCAATACGAAGTTAGGTGCCCGAGGGACATTCAAACATGGAGTTGAACATGAAACAGCTACTCTTCGCGTCCGCCATTGTGGCACTGTCAACTGGGTTGGCCTTTGCCCAATCGAGCAACACCACCGGTACTGGCGGGTCATCCACGACGACAACCAAGTCCATGCCGAGCACTACGACCGATCAGGGCACTGATTCGACCACCACGAGTGGAACGAACTCGAACTCCGCCAAGGACTGCGCTCCGGGTCAGCAGACCGGCAGCGCCAAGCAGGCCGCGCCTGGCCAGCAGGATACGAACGCCAATTCCGCAGCTCCTGGCCAGGTTAAAAAGACGACCGAAGGTTGCTGACGCGCCGGCGGAACCACCTCGCTCGTCCCGAGATGGGACACAGCGGTCGATTCTCAGGATGTAGCCGCTCAGAAAAAGGCCCGTCGTGCTAGGCCAGCACGGCGGGCTTTCCCGTAGGACTAAAGGCTTGGATGTGAGATCCAAAGGTCCGGTCTGTGCTAATTGGTTCTCGGCTTGTCTGGCGGCTGTTCTATTACATTAGCAATTCAATATATATGTTTGAGGTGCCGCAATGTTGTATCGTTATGAACCATTGAGCTTGGCACTTACTTTGCATCGCAAATATTAGCAGGGGAAAACCAACACCCCGGCAAGTCCCGCTATCCCTAGGGACGGCCCGCCGTTGCCGTGAATGGGGCGGCGGGCTTCTTGCTCTACCTTGAAAACCAGTGAGGGTGAGCCCGCCGCCTATTGGGGCGCCGACGGCGGACCCTGTTCAAGCGGCTACATCCTTTGGAATCGACCGCTCAGAGGGTCAATGTGCCACCTGAGGGTGAGTTCCATATATTTGAGGCAGTGGCAGCGCGGATATCCGCAACACCCGCGACATAGGCCATCAGGCGTAGTTGTAGCAACGCCAGTGTACCGGTAGCATATCAAGCCTGGACATTAGGCCCACCCTCGTGTCCAGCTCTGGTCGGCACGGTCACTCAACCCGTTTTTGGTCTGCCTGATCGTGCCGCCTACTGCCCAGCCAGTGATCGGTGGTCCAAGGTCTGATAGCCGGTCATCGACCGCCCAGAGCTTTCGCTTCGCGCTCCAGCGTCTCACGGTCGTTGCCGTGCTTTTTGATAAGTTCCCGCACTTCAGGGATGGTAAGCTGGAACTTGCTGGCAAAATAGCCGACCTCATATTCCTCGTCGCCCGATACCCGGTCCCGGTCTCGAAAATCACGCTTGTTTTTGTCGTCTGGCATGGTCGTTCCTCCAGAGAGAAGAACAGCGAAAGTGGCGCCGGGTTCCACATAGGGGAGGCCACCAACCGCCCCGGTGCGTTCCTTTGCAACCATTTTAGCTTAATCTAATTTAACTCGGTCAGTCCGAGTTCGCGTATGTTGAAGTTCATCCGGCCAATGTTCCCCACGCTTGTCGAGGTGCCGCCGACAGGGGACAACTGGATTCACGAAATCAAGTACGATGGCTACCGGACGCAAATCATAATCGAGGACGGCACGGCCCGAGCGATCACCCGAAGGGGCTACGACTGGTCATTGACGTACAAGACGATAGTCGAGGCGGCGGCAACCCTTTCCCCCAAGTCGGCAATCATCGACGGCGAGGCAATCGTCCTCAACGGGAAGGGCGTGTCGGATTTCCANTCGCTGCGGTCCGCGATGCGATGGGCGCCGGATCGGATTATCTTCGTCGCCTTCGATCTACTG